CATCTGCTGACTTAGGGAAGAAATAATCTTCTGAAATACTTAGTGGGTTGTATGCACTGTCAATAACGTTCTGTCCGCCACCATTTTGGCTAGGAATTCTACGTTGGTGGATCTGGTCTTTAACTCTTTCCACAAACGCCATGGCCAAGTGACTTGGCATGTTACCTACATCAATGTGAAAGATACGTCTTTCAGGAGCACGTTGGATACGATAGATTAAAATCGCATCTTCTAGCAATTCTTTTTGTTTGTATACTTTGAAAATATTTTCAAGTAAGCTGTTACCGAATGGGTAATTGTTGTCTAGTCCTTCAGAAAGACTTAGATGTACCACGTGTTCAGCATCAATAGCAACTTCGTTTTCTTGTTTGTCAAAACGTCCGCCTGAAGTTTGCGGTGTTGCGCCTGTCATGCCGCGGCCTGCCATCATGCTAGTACCAACACTGGCACCGCCACGATTGGTATCTTTTACGTTTGGAGTAATTGCAGTTGCTACTAAGTTTACAAAGTTAGGATTAATATCACGAATGATATATTGCTCTGGTTTTTTGCCTTCGCTTTCGTTAGCAATGATCTTAATTACTTTGCTTGGATCGATATAAAACCATTTTTGTGTTTCTGGATCACGAATAAAGAAACTATCACCATACTTGAACGTATTACGCATAATACGAAAGATACGTGTGTCAAATAATTGTAACTTAACCCATTGGTTAAGATATTCGTTAAGAATTTTTGTTTCAGCGTTAGTTGCATTACTACGCCATGACAATTGAAAAGCTGGACCATTGCCATCTTTTGCTTTTTGTGTTGTAAACTCTGCTAAAATGTCCAGTGCCGCATTAACTTCAGGATCGCTGTCCATTGTTTCGTATTGCTGATATCGTTCAACACGATTTGGACTACCGGAGTATACATCAGGAAGGAAACTAGAGTAATTTGTTCTTGCTGGGCCCATGCCGTTACCGCTGGACATACCACCATTCACAGGGCTTCTGTTTTGATTACCAACTGGTACTGGTGTAAAATATTTCTTCCAACTCATATTATCTAAGATCCTTAGTAAACATTACGCGACATGTCTTTGGTGTTTTTAGCAGTGCTTTCTGTACTTTGTGCAATTGCCACTTGAGTGGCAAGAACATTAGTACTAGTCTTATTTAACTCCGCTAAACTTTCTAGGAATTTTTCTAGGAACGCTGAATCCATGGCCGCTGTACCTGAGGCTGTTGCAGAAGTATTCTGAGCATTTTGTGCAGCCGAACTAATCTGACTTGATACATTTCTAAGCACAGAAGACATCATTGGCAATATTGAACTAGTGCTTCCGGGTGATACACCTAATGTTCCGCTTGCAGATGATAGTTGTTCCATCATTGATTGGATTCCGCTCATTCCACCCATTGAATCATACCATGCGGCTTCGGATGGATTAAGAACGTTTTCATCTTTGTGGATCGAAACTGTAGCGTCTTTGGGTTCTCTTCGCTTGCCAATCACGCCTTCAGTACCGTGAGATCGACCTCCACTTGTTGCACCAACTTCTGCGTTGGGTGCAGGGTACGGGCTTGGACCAGTCGGGTTATCTCTATAATTTGCCAGTTCTTTGAAGAATGTTGCAGGATCTTTTCCGCCAAAGAACTCTGTTTTAATTTTATCCATAACATCCGGCATATATCGTTTGCCTTCATTTGTATATCCTCTAACTGCACTTACACTAGAGTTGATGTCTGATAGATATTTGTCCAGTTCTTTGTTTGTTTCATTAATAACTCTAGTGGATTCAGCGCCCATTTCTTTAATACGCTGATTAACGTTCATGATTAACTTGGTTGTTTCTTGACCTGCAACTGTAATTCCCTGTGCATCATATCCGCCTTGCTCCAGCATTGTCTTTGCACCGACGGTTCCTTGTCCAGCTGTTGCGGCAGCATTGCCACCAATAGCTTTATTATAGATTGCTCCACCAAGTACTTCTGACATAATGTCTCGAAAGTTTTGATTGCCAATTACAGCTTGACGTAACGCACTTTCATTAGTGCGTATTTCATTTGCCGCAGTATCGCTAACAGTCTTAGATAATATTTCAGCTCGAAGTTTGTCTTCTGCTGTACCTTTATTGAGTATTGATATTTCTCTTACTAACTCTGCTGTGCGAGGTAGCATTGCATTAATTTGACTTTGATATTGCCCGCCAGTTGTGCCGCCACTTGCTACTGATTGTACTAAAAAGTCTTTAAGAACCGGGCCAAGATCTTTTGCGGCACCTTGCATAATGTTATTCAAATTGGCGGCCGCGGCTGGATCAGTTCTTTGATACAACAGCATGGCAGCACGAGTTCTATAATCGTCTTGTGCGCCTTTAACACTATCCAGCATAGCCTTACGACTTAAACCGGTTGCTTTGGCAGTTGCATCTATTTCTTTAGCAAATATTTCTGCACTTTTAATAACTTGCTCTTGACCTTCTTTAGTTGCTAACTGGTAAGTGCTTGCACCACGAATAACTGTTCCTAACATTTCGTTAGCAGTTTTTTGATCCATACCCATTCGGGCAAATGCGGCAAGACGTGTTGGTTCATTAAATTCTCTAACCATGTAGCTAAGGCCGTCAATACCTTCAGACATAGTTCCTTTGAATTTTAGAACCTGATCACCTACAACAGAAAATACTTCTCCAAATTCTCTAGCACTTAATCCTGTTCTTCCAATGGCGTTTTGCAAAAACATTGCACTGCCGTACGTGCTTGCACCTATATCACTAAACTGCTTCCAATTGTCAACAGCTTCAACAGCATACTTGGTAATTCCAGTAAGTGCTTGACCAAACAAGTCAGCAGGTAATCCCAACTGTTGTAATGCGTTGGCTGCAAAGTTTGTAACATCTGTAATATCTGCTTGGTTGCGTACTAGCTTACCAGTAAAATCACTTACGCCACTAGTAAGACTTGATATAAAATTCTGACTTGCATTCCATGATTGTCCTCCGGAACTATTTGAGCTAGGAGCTGAGCCAGAATACGGTGTCGAAGAGCCGCCCATCTTGCGAAGCATCTCTTTCATTATGTTCGAGTTCTCTTCTATCTTACGTTCTAATGCATCTGACATTTATTTTTCCCAGAAAACTACGTATATAAATACGGTTACTAATATTTATCCGGAGATATAAATGGCAAATAACCCATTGAAAAAATACTTTAGACAACCTAAGGTATTCGTAGATTTACCTAGCAAGGGCATTTATTCTGCACCAGGCACGATTTCGGGCGATACAACAGGTATCCCAGTATTTGGCATGACAGGTATGGACGAGCTAATTATGAAAACTCCGGATGCATTATTAAGCGGAGAAAGTACGGTGCGAGTAATTGAAAGCTGTTGCCCAAGCATTAAAGATGCATGGGGTATCAGCATTATTGACTTAGACTTGATTTTAACAGGTATTCGCATTGCAACATATGGCAATAACATGAGTGTTACACACACATGTCCTAACTGTAGTGCTGTGAACGATTACGAAGTTGATCTAGGAAATATTGTACAGCACTTTGCAAAAGTTGAATACGACAATACTATTCCGTTAAAAGATATAACGATCAGAACTCGTCCACTAGACTACAGAACTTGGACAGAATTTCAAAAGCGTAATTTTACATTGCAACGCCAAGTGTTTCAAGTTAGCAGCCTTGAAGACGAAGAAGAACGTCAAAGACAAATTGCATCGTTATATGTAATGCTAGCTGATATACAACGTGAAAGTTTGTTGGCGCAAATTGACGAAGTGCAAATTCCAGAAACTACTGTTAATCAACGAGAGTTTATACAAGAATGGTTGGCCAACAGCGAACAAGCAATATACGATGGCTTGAAAGCACAAATTGAAAAGAACAGAAAAGCAGGTGAAGTACCTGATCTTAAAGTAGAATGTCCTGAATGCCATACACATCACGAAGTGGTTGTTAATATGGATCAGTCAAGTTTTTTCGCCAACGCCTAACTAGACTAACCAATCAAGAAATTGAAGAATATCTAGTTAGGCTAGATAACGATGCTAAAAGATACAAGCAACAGTTGTTTAAGATTTCGTGGTACATGCGCGGTGGGATATCTATGGAAGATTTGTTGCACACTTATACCAACGAAGATGTTGATATGCTGATGACTATTATTTCAGAAAACATCGAGCTTACTAAGCAAGCTCAAATGCCTTTACTTTAATTGATCCTGACTTGGGTTAGCACGACGATAACCGGGTAAGTATGGATTAGTGCTATCTGGATTTAAGACTTGCGGATTAGCTTTCAAATATCTATCGTTCAGATCTTTATCATAGTTGGCTTGTATTGACCGGCCAGCTTTTTTAGATGCTTCTTTTTCTGCATCGCTCATAGGAGTAACTTGTGCTCGTTGTGCAATGTTGCTATCCTCTGGTTTGAACTGTGCCAATCCAGGAATAGTCCACACTTTATCATATAACCATTTACTAATGCCGCCTGTAATTGCACCAACACCGTTGGTCAAGTAAGGAACAATAACTCCAGTAGTAAGCCAATTTAATCCTTCATCACTGGCAAACCAAACACTAACACTAGTTAGGCCTGTTTCAATAATAACTTTAGATACAGCTGGCGGAATACGAACCAGTCTAAAGAAAAACATTAAAATTTCTCTAATGACAGGAGCTTTTAATGTCATTCGCAATGCGCCACGAATAGCTTGGCTTGCAACGAATTGTCCAATCAGCGCATTTTCAGCTGACTTAATCCATTCTTTTGTATAGGTAAATTGTCCGTCTGCATTCTTAAATGCAGCCATTCGATTCAGAGCTAGCCAGTTTTTTACAAACATATAAGCTGGCTCGGCAATACCCAATAGCTTGACAAATCCTAGCATAGGACTAGTCCACTTGTATTTTTCTAATTCAGCAATTCGTGTTGCCTCAGCAGGATTCTTAGCGATCCATGCCTTAATTTCTGCTAACGTTGCTTCCGAAGTAATACCAGGAACAGGTGCAGTAGGTGCTTCCGTGATTATGTCTAAAATCTTCATTGTATCATATTTATATACATTAAAGATGAACTACGTTCATCTGTTCATCGCTATCGCTCGAACTTATCTAGTTATTAATAATTGTATTAAAGTTAAAGCACGAAGTGCTTGTAAATATTATCTAGATTGTGTAGTCACACTTAGCCCTGGCGGGCTAAAAATGAACATTATCTGAGTTGAGCAGTTCACTTAGCGTTTGCACTACAAGTATTTCTACTAGCTTAGGCGGTTGTCCGGTACCTAATCATGCTGTCTTATACAACGGCGGGTCTTTATGTATACGCTAACATACATATAGCCGTGGGTTCTTCACCCTCATTTAGCCTTTGAAATTAGTTTCTTGCAAGTCAAACGGGTTGTATAGGCATATCCCATCGTCGTCCTGTAAAGGATAGTGACTTTGCTACTCTACGCCAATTAGAGTTCCTTGCCGCCACACATCAGAGCGGATTCAGGGCACATTAGTATCGCCTGTGCGGGCTTATTTGGCGTTAAAACGGCCTAAATTGTTAGCCTTTGAGTATATGTGAACCATGTACACGGACAGCAATGTGCCCGTTATAATAGTCATTTGATTCTAGAACTTTGTGGGTAAATTGTTCTCTGGCCTCGATGTAAGAGCATTGCGCCTTGGATGTGCAGTAATATAGGATTTCTCTGCTGAAGTTTTCTTTGCCTAATGTGTCTATGTCTTTTGTTAACGCATCGCTGGAGCCATAATACTCTCTCCAGTCGCTGTCAACTTTGCTACGAATCTTCTTCTTTTTCTTAACACCGTTCTTTTGCGTGACTACTTTGTAGGTAGTTTTAGCGAACTTTGCTAATTTTTTGCCTATATACTTTCTGCCAGAGATGTTATTTGTTATCAAGTAGACGAAACCAACACAGTCTTCGGGAAGTGTTTCAATGATTTCATTATGATAAGTCCATGACATGCTTTAGTTAGCATCATTGTCCTTGTCGACCTCTTGATTTTGAGCCTTAACTTGATCTCTATAAACTCTGTATCTCTGTATTTTGTCGCGCCTGTCGCGAGCAATGATACGTATCTGTGCAAGCCAGTACCTAGCATTCTCGCCTGAAATTCTTGTGCCTTTATTGATCCATTTTTGGTTGGCCTTAAAGTACTCGCGAAACGCCTCCATGAGCTTGTCATGGGTTTCTTCGTCTTGGTATTCTAACGGCTCAACTTTTTTACTCATTATTTTTTAACAGCCTTGATTTCTTCTTCTGTTGCGTATTGTGGCAACGGATGGTTAAAAGGTTGAAAACTGTCCGCAGTAAATACACGCACAGGTTTCCAATACTTGTGTAAAATGTGATTAACAATAACACATCCTCCAACAATTACTATAAAACCCAGTGTAGTTAAAATGCTGCCTGCTAACCAGACAGCGGCTTGATCCATATCCATAGTTACTCCGTAATTTCTAAATCGTTTGCATAGCTTGTAAAGCCATTTTCTTTAATAACCTTCAGCACGTTGTTTACACGGCCAACCAGTTCGTCTTTGTGGCTGATTAAGAAGATGTTCTTCTTGCGTTCACGTGCCATTTTCTTAAGTACACTTAATGCGCCTTCTACTCCACTAGCATCTAATCCGTTGTCAATCAGTTCGTCGATAAACAACAAGTTAATGTTCTGGTATAGACTTTCCCACACATCACGGAAGCTCCACGACAAGCCTAAAATAAGCCTATTGCGTTCACCACGTGACAAGTTGTCAAAGTCTAAGTCTTGTCCTAGTTGTGTAATTTCTACAGTTAAGTCGTTCTGGAACAATACTGTATGCGGTAATCCCATCTTGTCGAGATAGTAGGTTAACCTGTTGTTTAAGTAGGCTAAGTTTTGATCTATAATCTTTTTACGGATAAAGCTATCTTTACTTGTCAACAATTTAAGCAAGAACTCTTGATGATCCTTTAGACTGTTCAATTGATTAACAGTATCCCATGTAATTTCTTGCATGGCAGTATCACGCAGTTCGTCAATTTGTTCTTGATAAGGATCAACTTCTCCAGCACGAATTGTCAGTTGATTCTCAATAGTTTTAAGATTGTTCTGATGCTTGAGTGCTTCTTCAACAGTTTCATAATATGTTGATGGTCTGGTTGCTTGCTCGCCAATAGTAGCCAGCTCTGCCATGATTTTAGCAAGGTCAGCTTGGACTTTATCCATGTACTTTTGTGCTTCGTCTAAATGCTGTTGAGCAGTGGTAGACATTTCTTCATGTTTGTGATCATGTAGTTCTTGTTCACAAGCATGACATTTCTTGTCTTGCAACTTAGCAAGCTCGCTAGCGTACTTTTTTACGCTTCGCTCCGCTTGCGCTGTCGCGCTGTCTAGCGTTGCCCGCTCCTTATTTAGGCTCCGCAATTTGTTAGATTGCTCGTCCCAAGTTTTTAACTGAGAATGTAACTCTAGCTCGTTAGTAATATCAACACTTTCCAACTCAATAATAGCTCTCGCCATTTTTTCTAAATCGTTATCTCGTTGAGTGTTCCATGCAGTTTGCCTTGTTAGCAAGCTATCTACACTTTGTTGAATTTTATCATTGCTACGTTTTGAAGCTTCAATGTCTGCACTTTCTTGTGTAATTGCATCCTTAGTTTGTCGAACAAGTTCTTTAAGGGCTTCTGCTTTTTCACTAAGAATTGTAATGCCCAGCAACTGCTCAATAATAACACGCTGGTCATTAGCCCGCATACTTAAAAACGGTTCTGTATAGGTGTTAAGGGCAACAACGTGCTTGAACATGTCGTGACTCATACCCAGCAACTCGTCTAAGTCTTTCTGGGTTTCACGCATGTCGCCTTGTGCGTCGTCTGTTTCTTCAGCTTCTTGCTCTTGGTCATTAACGTAGAATTTCATCAAGGTAGGTTTGCGCCCACGCTCAATACGATAATCAATACCGTCTTTTTCAAAGGCCAACGTAACCAACATATTCTTATTATTGATTTTGTTGATTAAGTTATCTTTCTTAATATTAGTAAGAGCATTGCCAAATAGCGCAAAGCTCAATGCATTTACAATAGTTGTTTTACCTGTACCGTTACGACTGCCGCTGTCGTCCCCGCCTTGATCTAAGTTTTCACCTAGTACAAGTGTAAGGTTTTCCTGTGCAAAGTTTACAGCCTGGGTTTGATTACCCACACTCATAAAGTTTTTAACTGTTAATTCTTTTATTTTTATCATAGGTTATTGTAAATCTCCAGCAGAGTATTCTTATTATACACATCTGATTCAATGTTTACAATCTGACTGGACACAATCTGATCAACACTTTCAAACGATTGGATATCTATGTTGGTATTAATTTCAAGTTCTTTCTTTTCTGCAATCAAAGTAAGTTCTCGAATATTGTAATCTGTGATGAACTTCTCTTTGATAAAACTTGCTTCTTCGTAACTGATATCAATATCCAAACTAACACGTAAATGTTGCTTGGGTTTAATAATTGTATCCGCTTCGTCAATCAATCTGCTTAACGTGATAGTTCTAAACGTAGGTTGGTTAGGCCAGCTGTGATATTCGGGCTTGCCGTCCCACTCTAAAATCATCATGCCACGGTCATCGTCCCAAGCATCTGCGTAGTTGTGCGGAAATGCATTGCCAATATACACCATGTTTTTTTGTTGCTGACGTTTGTGAAAATGTCCGCTAAAGCCTAGCTCGTAACTTTTGAAAGTATCAAGTTGGATCTCTCCATGATCCGGCATCTGTACCATAGCGTTCATAAAGAAGCTAGGTAGTTCAAAGTGACCAAATATATACTTGCCGCCTTTCTTGCCTATCGTGCGCCATTCGTCGCCGACAAGCCACGGACACAACGTGACATCTCCAATAGTAATAGGCTCATGTACCACAGTGATACCAGGAATATACTTTCCAAACTCCACAGAGTGAATGTCTCGTTTGTCCTTGTAATACAAATCATGATTACCAGGAAAGAAGTAGAACTTATCAAACGCCGCTCCCAACTTCTCCAAGGCCCTGAGGCTATAGTCCATTGTAGTAATGTTAAGGCTATTACGATTATGATGCCAATCACCCATAAAGATACCTGTATCACAACCTTCCTCCTTTGCTTTCTTAATGTACCAATCTACAAACTCTTCACAATCTTGGTTGTGAACGTTACTGTTAGATTTTAATCCAAAGTGAATATCTGTAAAGCAAGCTACTTTTTTGAATAAATTTGTCATTCAGCGGTTCCTTCGTTATGACGTTTCAACGCGGCTTCGTGTTCTCCCTGGCCAGTTCTACTATAGCTTGGGTTCATGCCGTTCATTTCTAAAATATCATCACGGATGTTTTGATTACGTTTTTCAATGTTAATAACACGAACAAAGCTGTTAGTAACTGCCGCAGTAAAGTAAGCAAACGGATTGTCTGACTTTGATTCGTCAAACTGTAAGCCTACTTGCGTTAGCTGTAAAATAGCTTGTCCACGCATTTCATCATTGTAAGTATAGCCACGAACGTTGCCGCGAGTAGCGTATCGTTCACATAGTTTAATCATCATACGGGCTAGTGTATCTGTAATGCAACCTGCATCTTTGTCAAACTTGCCCTTGTCTAAACTACCTTTCCAATGGCTCTTGCCCACACATACAAGCTCGTCATTTTCGTCAAACTTCCAATGTTGGAACGGAGGAAAGTTTACTTTATCTCTATGATCTGCAAGGCTTTTAGGATTCTTTTTTCGTGTACTATTAAGCGGAATGTGGTCGAAAGTCATAACCCTAAAGATTAATTCTTGCTTGGTAATCTTCTTGTAATCAACTTCGCAGTCAGCTTGTTTAACTTTTTCGCCGGCCTTTTTGCGTGTTTGATAGTCGAAATCTCCCAGTCTTTTGGCCTTATTACGTTTAGCTTCTGCTATCGTACGTATGTTTATTTTGTCCAAATTTGGGATAATCAAGTCATATTGATGGTATTCTGGTTTGATAAAACTACAGAAAGACGTCTTGCTTCTGTGGATCTCAGCAAGCATGTCCTTATTATTCAAATAGTTAATTTTTATTGTCATTAAAGAGTCCTCGTAAAGTAAATTATAAACTACGTACATATTAAAGTCAAATAAATAGAGTATCAGGAGAGCCAAAATGGGTCTATTTAATTCGTCACAAGGTTTAAGCCAAACAGTTGGTCAAGTACAAAGTGCGTTTGGTGCAGTCAATAACGCAAAAAATGCGGTATCACAACTGGGAGGAGCACTGGACAGTATAGACGGTATTCGATCAGTTGGCCTTCCAATGGGCGGTGAAGCTGTTGGAGATATATTTAGTGCGGTTGCAATGTTCGGAGGCGGCGATGCGCCAGCTAACGATTGGCGTGTGCGCCTAAGTTTACCTACATGGCCAAGTTTTAGAACAAGCCCTGTGCTCAAACCATTGAAAGATGCTGGCGGATTTATTTTCCCTTACACACCGGCTATCACTATCAATCAAACAGCCAAATACAGCTCGATGTCAACGACACATACAAATTATAATTTCCAAGCATACAAAGGAAGTGATCCAGGCAGTATTCAAATTACCGCTCCTATGTATGTTGAAGATCCAGCACAAGCATTGTATTGGTTAGCAGGACTACACTATTTTAGAAGTGTGAGTAAAATGTTTAACGGAACAGATCCAAAAGCAGGCAACCCGCCACCAGTAGTCAAATTAAATGCTTATGGCAATTATGTTTTCAAAAATGTTCCAGTCGTTGTTACATCGATTCAAGTGTCATTAGAAAAAGATTGTGATTATATCGGTTGCAACGTAGTAGGATCGGCCGCTGGTCAGATTGCACAATTAGCAGACACAGTCGGCGGAGTATTTGATGCATTTGGTTTAGAAGGCGAAGCAGGATTAGGAGATACTATCGGACAAGTAGCTGGACTACTTGGAACTTTTGGTATTGGCGGCAGCACTAGTGGAGGAGTAACACACGTACCAACTAAGAGTACATTCACTATTACCTTACAACCTGTTTATTCAAGACAACAAGTTAGAAAGTTCAGCTTAGATATGTTTGTCACTGGCGGATATATGTCAGGCGGAACAGGATACGTTTAATATGGCCATTTACAGCAATCTTAGCCCTTGGGCAGAAACTCCAATAACAGAAAATTATTTAGACATATTTGACATTAGAACAGTGTCAATGGAAACTGATGATTTTCTATACACAATACAACCGCAGTATCAATATAGACCAGACTTACTGGCATTTGACTTGTACGGCGAGCCTGCACTATGGTGGGTATTTGTACAACGTAACATGGACACATTACAAGATCCAATTCTTGATTTTGTCGCAGGTACAAAAATTTATATTCCTAAAAATAGTAGTTTAGTAGAAATATTAGGATTATAACATGCCAGTAAAATTAGGAAACCTTGAGAAAAAAGCGCCAGCCGCAGCCGCACCTGCGTCTAAAGCATCAACTGTTGAAGCAACAGTTGTTAAAGTTGAATCAGGTGATCCATTAGTTGGCGCATCAGACACTAAAAAAGTTGTAGCTTCTCGTAAAAAATTACCGCTATCAAATTCACTGCTGAAATACAATAGCTATGCTTATAATATTACTTTATTTGCAATTGATACAGAGGCTGTTAATTCGCCTGGCAAAAAACTTATTAATAAAAATTTGTCAATGTATCCTATCCTTTGTAAATCGGCTGGAGCTGCCCCGTCGAACAGAGTTAAGACTACTGAAGGGCGTATGGATTTTTACTTAGATAATCTTTCCATCACAAGTATATACGGACAGAATTATAAAACAGGTAACTCAAACGCAACTGATTTTGAATTTACTATTCTTGAGCCTTACAGTATGGGTTTGTTTATGATGTCTATGCAAGCTGCCGCATTACGAATGGGCTATGCTAACTATGCACTTGCACCATACTGCCTTAAGTTAGAGTTCAAAGGCGCAGATTCAAACGGCATAATGTCCACTGTACCAGAAAGTACACGATATTTTCCTATGCGAATAAAAGATGTTTCTATGAATGTAACAGAAGGTGGTGCAACATACAAAGTTACTGCAATACCAATTGCAGATACTCCGTTGCTAAATTCGGCAAATAAGATAACTGCGGATCTACAGTTTTCCGGATCTACTGTACAAGAAGCACTTCAAACAGGCCCTAAAAGTTTACAAAAAGTACTTAATGATAGATTGCGTGATAGTGCAAAAGCAAATAATATTCCTATTGCAGACGAAGTTGTAATTTTATTCCCAACAGACTTATCTGCTAAATCAACAAAGAAAGCAGATGCTAAAGAAACTATCAAACCTGCGGCAGCTCCTGAAGGTGTTAAATTAATTACAGATACAGGACAGATTTTCTCATCATTGGGTGTTAGTCGAAGTGCTGATAATTTAACATTAATTCAAGAAACTGTAAATGCCATTGGTGCATGTTCTTTAGGATACGGCCCTGAACGTCCGGGTATTACTATTAACCCAGCGACTGACTACGTCTACGATCCTGTTATTAAGGCATACGATCAAAGTAAGATTAACAGAAATGTTACTTCTAGTAATAATGTGGTTGCACAGAATTCTACAATTACCAATGCTATCGATCAACTAATTTTATCTAGCGATTATGCTGTAAGAGCATTAAGAACTGATCCTAACGAACAAGGTATGCGCCCATGGTGGAGAATTACTCCAGAATTGTACGAAGTAGACACAACTGAAACAATGAATATTATTGGCCGCAAACCGTTTATCTACGTTTATAAAATTGAGCCAATACTAGTATTAGCAACAGCGTTACCAAAGACAGGAGCATCGCTTCCTAAATCTAAGTATGACGCATTGCAAAAAAATGCAGTTAAAGTTTACAATTATATCTATACTGGCCGCAACACTGAAATCTTAAAAATTAATTTAGAATTTGATAACATGTTCCAAGCAGTGCTTGCCGCTGATGGCTACAATTCAGGTGCTGGTGTAAAAACACAAAAACAAAATGCTACTGGACAAATTAAACAACAGGCAATCGTTAATAAGCCTGGTACAGTTTCAGGAGCTCCGGGCAAAGCCGCGCAGCCAACAGGTTTTGCCACAGCAACATCAACTGGGTCAGATTATCGAGGCGGTGGCGGAGAAGATTTAGCGGCGCATCGTTCTGCAAGATTATTCCAGGACGGATTACTTCGTGGTATTGATATGAATAATCTTGAAATGGAAATCATCGGAGATCCTTACTGGGTGTCCGGCAGCGGCATGGGCAATTGGGTCGCTCCGTCTACAGAACATTTTAATTTGTGTGCAGACGGCAGTGTAAATTATATGAATGGCGAAGTTGACATGGTTGTTAATTTCAACACAATGGTCGATGTTGATAGTGGAACCGGATTATATAAACGAGGAACTAGCAAAGCAACACAGATGTTTAGAGGCTTATATAAAGTCAACGATGTAATCAGTAAATTTAGCAATGGCGAGTTTACACAAACATTAAAATCAATGCGTCGACAAATCTCGTACTTAGATACAGCAGAAATTGTTTCAAGTACAAAAGAAACTAAACCGTTAGTAGATAAAGATACCGGACAATCAAAGGAATAATAATGAGTGGCCCACAACAATTTAGCGACAACAGAACTAGGGCTGATGCTCCGCTAGACACAAAAGCTGGCCCGTTTCTAGCCAGGGTACAACGTGTACCAGATCCAGAGTATATGGGTCGTATTGAAGTGCAGATTTTGCATCCAAGTACAAGCGGAGAATTAAGCCTGGGACAAATTACCCAGTGTGATTACATGAGTTCCTTTTTTGGAATTACTGGCGCACGATATGTTGGCGGCAATCCTACATATGACGAGACACAGAAAAGTTACGGCATGTGGGTTCCAACACCTGACATTGGTTCTCAGGTAATTGTAATATTCATTGAAGGCATGCCAAACAAAGCATATTGGATTGGTTGCGTTCCTGATAGACAAAAAAACTTTATGGTACCAGGATATGCTGCCACTAGTTACAACCATCAATTTGAAGGCGATGATACACGAGTACCTGTAGCAGAACCTAACCAAGAAATCAACGACAAGTTAACTATACCTGTTACTAGTATTCTTAAACCGGTACACACTCCGATGTTTAATTCTTTATCAGCACAGAGATTAATTAACGATGACGTTAGAGGAATTACATCAAGTAGTGCAAGACGTGAAACTCCTAGTAGAGTATGGGGAGTTAGTACACCTGGCCCTGTTGACAAAGTAGGCTTAACAGGCCCTATTGGAACAGCAGACGATAATGTACCAAATGCCGCAGTAAGCCGATTAGGCGGAAGCTCGTTTGTAATGGACGACGGTGACGAAAAATTTATTAGAAAAACCACAGCCGGCGAAGGTCCTCCTGAGTTTGTTGATGTATTAGGAACTAAAAGTTTAGCCGGCGGCCTTCCTGAAATACCTCACAACGAATTAATACGTTTGCGTACACGAACGGGTCATCAGATTTTATTACACAATACCGAAGACTTAATTTACATTGGTAATGCTAAAGGCACAACTTGGATTGAGTTGACTAGTAATGGTAAAATTGATATTTTCGCTGAAGACAGTATTAGTATTCATACAAAAAATGATTTGAATATTAAAGCAGATAGAGACATTAATTTAGAAGCAGGCAGAAATTTCAACGTAGTAGCAACGGGTAAAGTGCATCTAGAAAGTAAATTAGACTTTGAAATTATTTCTAACTCTAATACAAAAATAACAACAGCCGCAATTTCTCATATTAATAGCGGTGGAAACCACATCGAAACTGCCGCTGAAATTCACATGAACGGTCCTGTAGCAGATAAAGTTATTCCACTAGTAGTTTTTAAGGTTCCTAATTTTACTCCAGACGAAGGCGAAGCGTATATTGACAGTATAATGAAACGTGTTCCCCAGCAAGAACCTTGGCCATGTCATGAAAACTTAGATCCGTTGAGTTTTACTCCAGCCAAGACGGATAACACAGCAGCCGAAACTAGTTTTGTAATTCCTAAAGCATGGAATACCTATACAACAACTAAAGATACATTCAAACAAGGACGATAATAATGGCTAATTCACTATACAATAAAATTGTAATACCGGCAGCGCCTGTTAAGACAGAAAGTGTTCCTCAAGCATATAGAGGATTTAGCACAATTAGTACTGTATCTGAGGGCTATGCGCTGTATGATTTAGAATTGATTAAACAAGACTTATTGAATAATTTCCACGTTAGACGTGGCGAACGATTGATGAATCCAACGTTTGGAACTGTTATTTGGGACTTGTTATTTGAGCCTATGACAGAGTCGTTGAAGGAAAATATCATTACTAACGTCAACGAAATCATCAATATGGATCCTCGTTTAGTTGCCAAAGATGTAATCGTAACTACTTACGAAAGCGGCATACAGATAGAGGCTATTTTAACTTATCTACCATACAATATCAGCGAAGCAATGCAGTTACGCTTTGATCAAAGCAATGGTTTAATGTCTACTTAATTAAGTACGCACAGAATAAAATTCGATAAATATCGATATAGGGATAAAACATGAGCGCAACTGATAGACAAAATAGACTGCTAGTGGCTAAGGACTGGACCAAAGTTTACCAGTCTTTCCGCAACGCTGATTTCCAAAGCTACGATTTTGAAAATATTCGTCGTAGTATGATTGACTATATTCGTCAAAACTTCCCAGAAGATTTCAACGATTACATTGAGTCAAGCGAATACCTTGCCCTAATTGACCTTATTGCATACTTGGGCCAAAGCATAGCTTTCCGCGTCGACTTAAATGCCCGTGAAAACTTCTTAGAGCTAGCAGAGCGCCGCGATAGTGTATTACGACTAGCACGTATGCTAGGATATAATGCTAAACGTAACCAAGCAGCCAACGGATTATTAAAAATTGTTGCTGTACAAACTACACAAAACGTCTTAGATTCTAACGGTAAAAACCTAACAAATCAAACAGTAAGCTGGAATGATAGTTCCAACAGTAACTGGTACGACCAGTTTATTTCTGTAATGAATTCAGCGTTTAACCCAACTCAACAGTTTGGCAACCCAAGTGACAAGGCTACAATTTACGATATTCCAACAGAGCAATATCGTTTCAATGCCGCTAACACTAACGTTCCAATTTATAGTTTTAATAAGACTGTTAACGGTTCTGGTATGGATTTTGAAATCACCAGCACAACGTTTAACGGTGAAGATTACATTTACGAAGAAGCTCCAAAAATTGGAAATAGAATTGCTTGCGTTTATAAAAACGATGGCCAAGGTGCCGCCAGCAACAATACTGGATTTTTCTTTAACTTTGTTCAAGGAACTTTGAACCAAGGAACGTTTACTATTAATCAACCAAGTATTAGTGAAATAATTGAACTAGATTCAAGTAACATTAACAATACTGATGTATGGTTATATCGATTAGACACACGAGGCGCCGAAACAGAATTATGGACACAAGTGCCTGCCTTAGAAGGCAATAACATAATTTATAATAGCCTTAGCAAAGACACAAAAAATATTTACAAAGTCATCACTAAAGCCGGCGATAGAATTAATATTGCTTTCAGTGACGGCACGTTTGGTACATTACCGCTTGGTACATTCAGTGTATATTATAGAATAAGCAACGGTTTAGCTTATACTATTAACCCACAAGATGTCCGCGGTGTTACAATGACAATTCCTTATTATTCTAATGTTGGCCAATTAGAACAATTAACTGTGACGCTGAATTTACAAAATAGTGTAGCAAATAGTACAACTGCTGAAACAAGTGACAGCGTGAAATCAAATGCGCCTGCAACATACTATACACAAAACAGAATGATTACAGGCGAAGACTATAATATTAGTCCGCTAAGTGCTAGTCAAGAAATTATTAAAGTTAAAGCAGTCAATCGTTCAAGTAGCGGCATAAGTCGTTATCTTGATTTAATCGATCCTACTGGCAAATACAGTAAGACTAATTTATTTGCGGATGACGGTATTGTTTATCAGGAAGTATTTTCAACTGAGACTTCGTTCACTTACACCAGTAGAACAGAAGTTCAAAGTATTATCTACAACAAAATATTTAATTTGTTAAGCGACTTTGATTTAAGAAACTTTTATTATTCAAAATTTACAAACATTAGTACAACGTTATTAGATATTTCATGGTATAATGTAACCCAGGATTCAAATTATGCATCTGGATACTTTGGTTCGACGTCAGACAAAAAACCGTTCTTAGTATCTACATATACAAATACATCATTAAAATATGTTAATGTTGGCTCATTAATTAAATTTAATGCTCCTATTATTGATGGCGTACAACAATGCTTTGATAAAACTAATGGTAACGATTTAATTCCACAAACTACTCCGCCACGTTCTAATACTAGTTCATATATTTGGGCAGAAGTAGTTAGTTTATCCGGCGACGGAACAGGCAATGGAACAGGAATCTTACTCACAGGCGATGGCCCTATTGCACTCAACGATACTATTCCAAGCGGTGCAATCGCAGTAAGAGTTATTCCAGTATGGCGCACAATTATTGACAGTGCTGTTATAACTACAATGATTGATTTAATTACAAGCAATACTCCGTTTGGCCTGCGCTACGATATTAACACACAAGCCTGGGCGATTGTATTCCAATCTAATTTAGATGCTATTTCTCCGTTTAGTCTAAACAAGCAAGGCGACTCAAGTAACTTGCAATTAGATGCTAGTTGGTTATTATTGTTTGTAACAGATACAGTTACATATACAATTACTACTCGTAAACTACGTTATGTGTTTGAAAGCGGCGCACAAATAAGATTCTTCTTTGACCCAACTGAACGAGTATACGACAGTACGACTGGCAAATTACTCAGTGATCAAATTAGTGTATTGAGTATCAATACAAAGCCAGGATTAGCTGAACCATATACATTTAATCAAAACTGGAAAATTGTAAATCAATTTATTGGATCTGACGGCTACGTTGATACAAAGAAATTAGTAGTAACATTTAACGATAAAGATAATACTGATTCTGTACAAGATCCAGAGACATTCGATAACATTGTAGACCCTGCTAATGTGTCCTTAAGTTTACAATCTCGTTACATTGTACTAGAGCGATATACAATTAATCAAGGTCAGGATGATTATCGTTACATATCAAACAGTAAGAGTACAGTAGTTGTACTAGCAAGCCAACCTAAAACGTATTCTAATTATACTGACGGTCAGTACTTCTACTTTGTAGATATTGCTACTGTAGGTAAATGGTCGAGTTCAACTAGCGAAATTACTCCAAGTTTAGATTACAAAGTATTCCTTGGACGCGACAATTTGAAATTCCAATACACACATAATGCTAGCGATACACATCGTATAGATCCAGGTGTTAGTAACATTATTGATGTATATGTATTGACACAAGGATACGATACTGTTTATAGACAGTGGCTAAATGGCGTAGTTGCTAGTGAGCCATTGCCGCCAAGTTCAGACGAACTAAACAATACCATTGCTCCTAGTTTAGATTTAATTAAATCAATTAGCGATGAAATCATTTACCATCCAGTAAAATATAAAGTATTGTTTGGCGCTAAGGCAGAAAAATATTTACAAGCACAGTTCAAAGTTATTACTAACAAGTCACTAGTGCTTTCTGACAACGATATTAAAACACAGATATTGGCAGCTATTAATACATTCTTTGCGTTAAACAACTGGGAGTTTGGTGATAAGTTTTACTTCACCGAAATGGCCGCGTATGTAACACAAGAACTATCTCCTAACATCGTCAACTTTGTTATTGTACCAACTGGTAGTACGTTAGCGTTTGGTGGCTTGTTTGAAATCACAGCAGGCCCAGACGAAATCTTTATTAGCGGCGCAACAATAGATAACATTGATATTGTATCAGCAATTACTCCTACAATTATTAATAGTCTAGGCAATATTACACTAAAATCAAATGCTGTATCAGTACAAGCATTAACAAGTTCAGCTTACGGATCAACTAATGTCTGATAAAACAATCCCAACAGGTTCAAACAATTTTACTGCGGTAGACTTACTTCCAAAATATTATCAAACTAATGATAATAGAAAGTTTATTCAGGCCACTATTGATCAATTAGTACAAAAAGGTACTTCTAAAAAGATTAACGGTTTCCTTGGCCGCGAAAATGCAAAGTCTGCTAATGGTAATGATATCTATGTAGCGGCTGCAAATGCAGTTCGTAAAAACTATCAATTAGAACCAGCAGTGGTCATTGATGATTCTACAGGTAATACTGTATTCTTCAAAGACTATCAAGACTATATTAATCAGCTAGAAGTATTTGGCGGCAATGTTAGTAACCACGAGCGTATTAATAAACAAGAATTTTATTCTTGGGATCCGCATATTGATTGGGATAAGTTTGTTAATTTCCAACAATACTATTGGTTACCTTACGGCCCTGATTTAATTAAAATTGCTGGACAACAATTAAATGTTTCTAGCACATATACTGTTGAAATTACAACTAGTGCGACTCAACAAAAAGAATATTTGTTTACTCCTAACGGATTAGATAGAAATCCAGCAATTACTTTGTACAGAGGTCAAACTTATAATTTTGAAATCAAGAGTCCTGGTGAACCATTTAGTATTAAAACAACTAGAGCTTTCGGCCCTGCTGAACGTTACACCGAAGGTGGTAATGTAAGCAAGCACGGCGTTACTAACGGAACTATTACATTTAGAGTGCCAGTAGATGCACCAGATTTATTATATTATGTTAGCGAGTTAGATCCAGATCTTGGCGGCTTAATTAAAATTTTAGACATCAATGAAAATACTTACATAGATGTTAGTGCAGAAATCCTTGGCAAAAAGACTTATACTTTGTCAGACGGTACTGCATTAAGTAACGGAATGAAAGTTTCTTTCTTAGGTAATGTTACACCTGCTAGCTATGCTACTGGCGAATATTATGTAGAAGGAGTTGGCTCTGCAATTCAACTTATTGCGACATCGTTATTTGAAATTATTACAAGTTATGTAACTGACAAATCAGTTGCATTTGATTCAACATTGTTTGATCAATATCCTTTTGCGGCAGCAAGTTCATTTGCTGGCACTCCTGATTACATGGTAATTAACAGAGCAAGTAAGGACCGTAATCCATGGACCAGATATAATCGTTGGTTCCATAAAGATACAATTACTGCCAGTGCAAATTACAACAACAAACTAGCTGACTACGATTTATCTACAAGAGCGGCTAGACCTATTATTGAGTTTGAAGCAAACTTGAAGTTGTTTAATTTTGGTAGCATTGCTATCAACGATGTTGACTTAGTTGACGATTATACAACAGATATTTTCAGCACTATTGAAGGTACTGCTGGTTACAACGTTGACGGAATACAATTGACACAGGGTATGCGTGTATTGTTTACTGCCGATACTGACATATTAGTAAAGAACAATGTATACCGTGTTGAATTTGTAAACATTCAAAACTCAGGAATTGGCGTTCCACAGATCCGATTAGTCCTTGATAGTGAGCCAGTTGCTGATACAACAATTATTATTCGTGACGGCAAAACATACCAAGGCTCTACATTCTGGTACACAGGTACACAGTGGAATCTTAGCCAACAAAAAACTTTAGTTAACCAAGCTCCGTTATTTGATTTATATAATGCTAATTTAGAAAGTTTTTCAACTTATGCAGGATCTACGTTCAACGGAACTAAGATATTTTCATATAAAACTGGCACCGGCTCTAACGATAAAATACTTGGCTTCCCGTTAAAGTACCAAAACATTAGTAACATCGGCGACATCTTATTTGAATTTAATTTACTAACAGATTCATTTGAATATAAAAACGGCGATGCGCTTGTTAATAAAGTTATTAACACTGGATATCTTGCGAAATTAAGTTTCAACAATACTGTTGAATATAAAAACGGTTGGCAAACAAGTCTAGTTGAACGTTATCAACCAGCTGTTAGAATTTACAAAAAATCAGGATTAACAAATAATTTTGCGTTAGACATTTACGATAACAAATCGGATCTTGCAGATTTAGAAATTAGAATTTATATTAATGGCACACGCCTTGAAACTAGCAAGTGGTCATTAGTTGATGCGCCTACATACAAGAAGATTGTACTAGCATCAGATATTCAAACTGACGATGTGCTAACAATTAAAGCATTTGCAAAACAATCTATTAACAGTAACGGGCACTACGAATTACCTATTAATTTACAAAGTAACCCATTAAACAATGACATGGGCGACTTTACTTTAGGCGAAGTTGCAGACCATTTGAATTCTATTGTTGATAATATTCAACCTTCATTTGTTGGTAATGTTACAGGTTCAAACAATCTACGTGATTTAGGAAACGTAACACCGTACGGTACACGATTTGTACAGCACAGCGGCCCAGCAAGTCTAGCATTGTATCACATTACTAGTGAACAGAATAATATTGTACGAGCTATTGAAAGTGCAAGTGCAGATTACGGAAAATTCAAACGTAACTTCTTAAATGCCGCTTACCAGTTAGGCGAAGATACAGATGTTATTCGTCAAGTTGATAGTATCTTGGCAAAGCTATCCGCAAACAAGACTCAACAATCTTCTTACTATTTTAGTGATATGATTCCGTTTGGCGGCAAGAAAGTTACAAACTATACGGTTGCTGATTATAGAATTAAAAAATATCCACTGAGTGAAGTATTCAACTTTGGAGTTCTATCAAACAAAGCAGTTAGCATTTATATTGGATTTGAACAATTAGTATACGGACACGATTATACATTTACTACTGATGGTTATGTAGATATTATTCGTACATTGACAAATGGCCAAGTTATTACTGTATATGAATACGATAGTACTGACGGAAGTTATGTACCTCCTACTCCTACTAAGTTAGGACTATGGCCAAAGTACAAACCAGCAATCTATACTGATTCAAGTTACTTAACACCGCGTGTTATGATTCAAGGACACGATGGTAGTCAAACATTGGCATACGGTGATTACCGTGATGACTTAATTTTAGAATTAGAAAAACGCATCTACAATAATTTACAAGTAGAATATAACAAAGACATATTTGATATTCATTCTATTATTCCAGGATATTATAGAGATAGCGAATACAATCTTGCAGAATTTAATACAGCACTAGCACCAAGTTTTTACAAGTGGATCACATTAGCTGGCCAAAGTTTTTCTAAGCCAGTAGCTTACGACAGCACTAATTCATTTACATTTAATTACAAAGGTCATACTGCACCTGACGGAAGAGAACTACCAGGATACTGGAGAGGTATCTATCGTTGGGCATACGATACAGACCGTCCAAATATGTGTCCTTGGGAAATGTTAGGCTTTACAGAAGAGCCTACATGGTGGCAAGGATTGTATGGCCCAGCACCATACACTGATAACAACCTTATTATGTGGCAAGATATTTCTCTTGGCGCAGTAAAAGAACCAGGCAAGGCTATTGAATACAGAACTCAATATGCTCGTCCTGATTTATTAAATCACATTCCAGTTGATAGCAATGGTAATTTAGTAAGCCCGTCTGCCGCACGTTTGTCTTCAGGTGTATTCACATCGGATGCACAGAGTCATTATGTATTCGGAGACGTCGGCCCGGCAGAAAATGCATGGCGTCGTAGTAGTTACTATCCGTTTAGCATATTGATTGCTTCGTTAGTTCTTAAGCCTGCATATACTTTTGCAACTTGTTTAGATAGATATAGAACTAAACGAAATCTTTGCGGACAGTTAATTTACGCACCAACAAGTTTGCGTGTTACACCTTCGGATATTATTTTACCAAGCATCTATTCTAGCACAACTAGAGTACAAACCGCAGGTATTATTAACTATCTAATTGAGCAGTTGACAACTACTAACTCTAGCTACTATAACGATTATCAATATAATTTAGATAATTTGAATATCAAACTAAGCTATAGAGTTGGCGGATTTACTAGTAAAGAAAACTTTAATCTATTACTAGATAGTAAGAATCCAGCAGCCAAGGGCAATGTATTTGTTCCTCAAGAGAACTATAAAATTGTTTACAACGATTCATCACCAATTAAGAAAATTTCTTATAGCGGTGTGATTATCACTAAAACTCAAGATGGGTTTGAAGTTAAAGGATACAGTTTAACTGAATCGTATTTCAAATATCACCCATGGATGCAACAAGCAGGTAACAAAATAAATGTTGGAGGTATTAGTTCGTCATTTGTAAACTGGTCATCTAACAGAACGTATACTGCTGGACAAATTGTTAGCAATGCTAACAAATACTATCGTGCATCTACCACAGTAACTTCAGGCGATAAGTTTGATTCTACTATGTTTACAGCATTGTCTGAATTACCAATCACTGGCGGCGTTGATGCAATATTTAGATCTGCATGGGACAAGAATACAGTTTTAACTATGCCGTACGGCACAGTATTATCAAAGGTACAAGATGTAGTTGATTTCTTATTAGGCTACGGTGAGTTTCTAAAAACACAAGGATTTGTGTTTGAAGATTTCAACAATAACTTATCTCAAGTTTCCAACTGGCAAACAAGTACTAAAGAGTTTATGTTCTGGACAACACAGTCATGGAGCACTGGCCAAGATAAATGGCAAGAATGGTTGCCTAATCTAGAAGTTGCTTACGGAACTATTGTGCGTTACAATGGCGACTACTACCGTGCTGTACAAAATTCGTTAGCAAATCCTATTTTTATTACAGATGATTATGTAAAGATAGATGGACTAAGCACAGTTGGCAGCGCAGTTATCAGTTTAAGTCCGTCTGCAAACGGATTAACTTTCGTTTCAGTGTTATCAGTTGCTGACGATATTTCTAATCCTTTTAATGACTATGAAATTTTTAAGGTAGATGGTACAGGATTACAACCTGTTGATATTGATTCAAGCCGTAAAGGTAATGTAGTAACATTCACTCCTAACGGCGACGGCACAATCTATCATGCCAGTTTCTACTTGATACAAAAAGAACAAGTAGTAATTTTAGATAACACTACAATTTTTAATGACGTAATTTATAATCCAGAAAGTGGTTATAGACAAGAGCGTATTAAGGTTAGCGGTTTTGTAAGTAGCGAATGGCTTGGCGGATTTGAAGTTCCTGGCTTCTTGTTAGACAGAGCTGACATTAAGCAGTGGCTACAATGGGTTGATTATGCACTAGGCGATATTGTTCAAAATCAAGGATACTACTATAGTTCTAAATCATTCACTCCAGGCACTGGCGTGTTTGAACCGTCTAGCTGGATTCAAATTACAAAGCCAACACCTAAGTTAATTCCAAACTGGACATACAAAGCTAGTCAGTTCGAAGATTTTTATAATCTTGATTCAGACAACTTTGATACCGGACAACAAAAAATTGCACAGCACTTGATTGGTTATCAACCACGTCAGTACTTGAGCAACATTATTCAGGACAACATTAGCGAGTTCCAATTTTATCAAGGTATGATCCGTGAGAAGGGAACACAAAATAGTTTGAATAAATTGTTTGATGTACTCAGTGCTGATAACAAAGAAAGTCTAAACTTCTTTGAAGAGTGGGCAGTTCGTGTAGGACAATACGGCGCAAGCTCTGCGTATGAAGCTGTTGAATTTGTAATTGACCAACCAAACATTAACGACAATCCGCAAGGATTCTTGTTGTCAAACGATCCTACATTATCGACAAACTTTAATATTAACATTACACCTAATGAATTGTATCTCAAACCAGAAGGATACAATTCTGCACCGTGGCCAACTAACAATGCACAAAAACCATTCCTAAGAAGTCCGGGGTATGTTCAGTCAAATGCTGACACTGTGCAAATTACAAATCTAAGCGATATTACTACACTAGACGTTAATGCGTTCTCAGAAGGTATGTATGTATGGGTATCGTTTGAAAAGACAAGCTGGAACATTTACAGATTCACATCGTATAATGTTGAAATTGAAAATGCAGTTAATAATGTTAACAACAAAGAAATCACAATCACTACTTCGGACCAAGTTGATCCAGACTTGGCTGGACAATATGTAGCATTAACACAAGTTAATTTTGCTGGCTTCTTCAAAGTTAAATCTGTAAGTCTAAATTCATTAGTAATCGATACTGTAGAACCGTTAAAAACAGTATGGCCATCTGACGATGATATTCGTAACCAACTACAAATCTTTAGACTGTACCCAGTACGTGCATCATCGATTGATGAAGCTAACAATATTATTAAGTCTTATACAGCCTATGGAGATAAGATTTGGATTGACAAAGATCCAAGTAATCGTTGGGCTACATTAGAGCTTACAGCAGTATACAATAAAACAGAAGTAACAAAACCTTACCCAGCACCTGATATGGAACATGGTAAAGTTGTTGTTATGAATTCTGAAGGCACTCTAGCGGCAGTAGCAACTAAAGTTGGCCAAGTTATCACTTATGAAAAGCAAGGCACACGCTGGGTTTTCAAACAAATTATTAAACAACCATTCACATCTCAATATGTGTTTAATGAAGATCCAAACAAACCTGATACCTTTGCAGAAACTTTAGCAATGAGCCCAGACGGAGAATTCCTAGCAATAGGTATGCCACGTGCTGGATTCCTAGCAACATCAGTACAGACAAACGGTAATGTTATTTGCGATATTTCTGCAACTAACGGAACTCAAGTAGAAACAGGTTGCGTTGCATTATATCAAAAGACAGGATATAATGAATATGCCCATTTGATTACCTTGGCAAGTGGCGACAATGTTGCACATCAACGTTTTGGTTCTAACTTAGAATTTGGTAACAACAAATTATTCATCGCATCGATGGGGTTAACTAACTACGGAACAGAAGCAACTGTATTTGAAGTACGTTATGTAGCCGCAAGTGGTACTAGTGTATCATCTACAGTTAATGCAGATGGCGGCACTGCTAATGCAATAGTTACTGCAACATTTGACGGCGGTGTATCAACATCGTCATACAATGCTCCAACTGACATAATATTTGATGCAGGTGGCGCACTTAATATTGGTAGTGTTGCTGACAGATGGATATTAACACGCCCAGGTATTAGCATCTTCAATGGTGCATCCGGCGGCTTTGGTAAGTCTATCACAGTATCTTTAGACAATTCTATATTAGCAATATCTGCTCCGCAAGCAGGTAATGTTTATGTTTATAAGTTAGGAGTAAACGATGTTTATTCATTATTCCAAACATTAACTGGTCCGACTCAGGAAATTACTGCACCTTCTTATGTTGCAGGTGTTGAATACTTTGATGCATCAACATTCCAACCTGGTTACGGTTTCAAGAAAGAAGCAACAAGTCTTGCAAACAGTATTGTAGAAAATATTCAAACTGTAGGCGGCTCAGGCACAGGCTTAACTGTTGATGCTATAATCCCTTGGTTCGTTGAGTACCCAGTAGGTTCTGGAAGTTTTGTTCCTAATACTGAACGTACAGTTAAACAAGTTGTTGTTAGAGATCACGGTACTGACTATGCAGTTGGCGATGAAATTACAATCATCAATCCGTTAGGCGTTGGCGGAGTTCTTAACTTAGC